CCCAGGATCGACATTTGTCGCGGCACCTTAGGCAGTATAATTGCCACCCGTATGAGGGATGGGAAGGGGTAACCCTAGCCGCTAAGCTGCCTGGAAATTACTGACGGAAATTTGCACCCCGCGCTTGGGTAAAGGCGTTTTCTTTTTAGCGTTTAGCGATATGGCCACAACTTACGAACGCCCGCCCATGCGCTCTGTTGTGTCCGTGTCGCTCGACGCTACTGCTCCTCGCTCTGATGTGTGCGCCCCCGTGCCGGTTCGTCCGGTGCTGGGCGGTTGCACCTGCAGTGGTTGTTTCGCCCGCGCGGCCGGCCTCCCTTGGCCTTACCCGCGCAGCCACGTGCCTTCCCGACCTGCCGCCAGCTGGCGGCTCGTCGGCATCGAGGAGAACCCCGGGCCTGCCACGGTGCAGTGCCTGCACTGCGGGGTGGTCATTCGCATCGACCACAGCCGCGGGAAGCGTGTCCGCAAGGTGTGCTGCAGCACCTGCGCGACGCGTGCCAAGGTGGAGTCTCGCGCGCGCCGTGATCGTGACGGCCGGCGTAACTTCATCATGGCCGGCGGAGAGGAAAACCCCGGTCCGATCCCCAAGGACAAGGGTCGTCGAGGCAAGCCCTTGGTCCAGCCGGCGATCGTCAATCGCCCTGAGTACCTTTCCTGCCCCGACTTCTGCCCCGAGCTCCACGCCCTCGCCGTCGCGCTGAAGCCGCGAATGGTCGGGGGCAAGCGCGTCGTGCCCGTTGAGTACGTTTGCCCTTGCTGCAAGCTCAACGGGTCCCTCGTGCGCCGCGGTGCCCGCCCCGGGTTCGATCATGTGCCCGTGGCCCGCGCTGTCCCTCTCACCGGGTCTCGCGATCTCGTGGAGGCCCCGAGCCAGCCTGACGCGGCTGAGCTTGAGGCTCCCGAGCTCGAGGAGGCCCCGGAGCTCCCCCCTGCCCCCGCCCTCGTCAACGGCGGGGAGCCCGGCGTTGCCACAGTCCCTGGCACCGCCGCCAGCCACGCTGCGTCTACCGCGCGTGCGCTGGAGGACGTCGCCTCCATGGGCCTCGACGTGCTGCCCGACGCGCACGTCGTGGACATGAGCGCCGTGGAGGTCCCTCCTCCTACGTCCGAGTCCCAGCCCCGCAGCGACGAGACGGCGCCCGCCCTTCCGCAGGGGCCCGCCACCCCGCCGGCTGAGACCGCGAGCCCTTCGGCCCGCAATCCGCCCAGCACCAAGTCGCCGACTACGCCGCCCGGGAAACCCCCTGGCGGCGGCGGTGGCACTCCGCCCAACGACATCAAGCCATCGAAGCTGGTGTCGAAGGGCCCGGACGTGCCCAACAGGCGCATCCTGGAGGGACGTTTCCTCCAGGAGTCCGAGCATGCCAAGTTCGCGGACTTCATCGGCGTTGAGCGCGGGTCGCTCAAGGTCGTGAACCTGGTCCGCGACTTCGGCGCTGACGATCTTCGTCACGTCGCGCTTCGCCCCATGTCTGTGGTGAAGTGGGCGTACGCCATGCAGGTCATCACCGGCTACAGTCGCACCGTGACTGCCCCTGTCCTCACCGCCATGGTCCTCCTGTTCACCGCGGTCGCCACGACGGGCATGTTGGCCTCCGACCCCCTCAGCAGGGTCGCTGTGCTGGCTGCCGCCGTCGCCGCTTCCGCGCTGGCAGGCACGGGCATGTACCTCTTCGGGAGGCTTGCCCTGCTCGCTCGCGTCCGTTTCAAGTGGCTCCTGGGCAGCCATGCTGACGCGCGTGAGAACGCTCGGTTTTTCTACGTCGCCTTCACGACCCTAGCTGCCGTTGTGCAGCTGACGGCCGGCGCGTCGTTTTACCAGCGTCTCCCACTCTGGCCCGCGCTCACCTTCCACATCGCTCTTGCCGTCATCGCGACGCTTGCTGCGGTGTTCGGCTTTCGCACGAAGGTCCGCGAAGTCGAGTACCTCGTCATCCCGCACTACGTCACTGGTGCGCTGGCAGAGTACTCGAACCGCGTCGATGCGGCAACTGTCGACGCGAACACGAGGCAGAAGTTGCTCAGGCAGTGTGCCGTTCCAGTGCCCGATGCCGACTACGCGCAGGCCCTCTCCGGTTCTGAGGAGATGGTGCGCTTCGTCTGCGCCACCGAGCATTTTTTCGTGCCACGGCCCGCGCGCTGGGAGGGACTGAAGGCTTGGGAACCTTCAGTCGCTTCTGGCGCGCGCTGAGCGCGCCCCGTGCGCAGGCGCCGCCTAGCCACTGCCAGCTGGCTATGGGGATGCGTATCTGGGAGGGACCCGAGTCCTTGCGCCCCATGGTGTTGACCAACATCGAACGCTACACCGAACCATCCACACGGAAGGTGCGGCGCGCGATGGCCATGTCACTCGATCCTGAGTGCGTGGTTCCCGGTCACACCTTGGTGTACATGGACGCGAATGACCCCCCTACGACCCAGGCGGCGTTTGCGAAGCGCGTGTGCGGTGAGATTCCCAGGTTCGACCCTGACCTACTTGACGAGCTTCGGGCGTTCGTCCAAGTTTGGCTCGCCGCCCACATCGCTCCCGTTACCCCCCTTTCGTTCGAAGAGTGGCTGCTCTCCACCACTTATCCCGAAAGCAGAAAGCAGGAACTGCGAGACGCCCACGATCAGTTGCGGGGCATGCCCCCCTCCGAGTGGCAGCGACGGAAAATCCAATGTTTCCAGAAGACAGAGGGTTACCCGGCGCTGAAAAACGCGCGCATGATCAACTCACGGTCTGACTACTTCAAAGCCTGGAGTGGCCCCTACTTCAAGGCCATTGAGCAGGAAGTCTACCGTCAGGAAGAGTTCATCAAGCACGTTCCTGTCTGCGATCGGGCGGCGAAAGTTGCCGCCCTCAAGCGCTCTGGACTCCGTTACTGGCAGACGGATTTCACGGCGTTTGAAGCCCACTTCGTCCCGGAGGTTATGCGAGCGGTGGAGTGTGAGCTCTACCGGCATTGCCTCCCCACCCATCCGGCGGCGGCCGCTGTCATCTGTGAGACCATCACAGGTGTCAACGACATGCGCACGCGTGGTGGTTTCCGCGTCTCTGTGAAGGGGCGTCGCATGTCGGGCGACATGTGCACCTCCCTCGGCAACGGCTTCACGAATCTGATGCTCGCTAAATTCTGCGCAGCCAAGCAGGGTTACGAGCTGTCGGGTTTCGTGGAAGGCGACGACGGTCTTTTCGCGACCAGGGCTGATCTCAAGGCGTCGATGTACGCCAAGCTCGGGTTCCGAATCAAGATTGACGAAGTCGCACAGCCCACCGAGGCCTCGTTTTGCGGCATGGTCTTCGCCGACAGCGGTGAGATCATCAAGGACCCTAAGAAGTTCATCGCCTCCTTTGGGTGGTCGACGAGCTTCGTGGGGGCCGGGCCAGTGCTGCGGCATGAGTTGCTGCGCGCCAAGGCGCTGTCGGCGGTCTATGAGGCCCCGCAGTGTCCCATCTTTGGCGCGATGGCCAGGCGAGCCCTGGTCATCACACGTGGCGTCAAGCCGAGGTTCATCAACGACGGTTATCACCAGGCCCCACCTGACGAGGGGCCACTGCCTCCCTTTTCACCCAGTGCTGACACACGGTCGCTTTTCGAGCGGCTTTACGGTGTCAGCGTCGAGACTCAGCTTGAGTGTGAGCGCCGCATTGGCGCCGGGGACTGGTCCATTTCTGGACTCGTCCCCCCTCCTGCTGACCTGGCGTGGTACACGGCGAGGTACGTCGAGCGCAAGCCCGTGCGGGCGTGAGACAAGTGGGAACCCGCGGCTCACTGCGGCGAGTGTGAGCACGTCACCGGCGTTATCCGGGTTGGAAGAACACCCCCTCACCCAGGGAAACAGGGCAAGCCTCTAGCGAGGCCCGGGATGACTCCCGGCACCAACGAGCCCAAG